ACACTCGGGTGTGGTAGGTAGCACACTATGGTGTGGTGGGGTAAATTTATCATCTTTATATACAAGTTGTTCTTTAATTGGAGCATGCATCCATGGATGATCATAAAACTCATAGTGATTAATGCCGCCAGCTTGTGGATGATAGACGCCAATTAATTTTACATTTTTTAACTCTCGGATATATTCTTCAACAGAGCGCTCAGAGCAGCCAAGTTCTTCAGATAGTTGTGGGATAGAGCGAAAGGCTACTCCTTGAGAGGATGCCCATTGTCCAAGGCGACCGTAAGTCATTTTTGCGCCGTTGGATAAAAATTGAATTGATACTTGAATTAGCCAGCATGGAATATAAACAGCAGGCGCGTGCGATTTAGGGTTGTGTAATTTGTGTGACATGGTAAAATTCCTTTGTTAATGGGCTGCTCGGCCCCGTTAATGTTATGTTGTGTTCTCTGCTATAAGAACTATTTAAGGATGTACCCAAGACTTGCCGGTCTAGGGTTGAGGGCTGGATGCCCTGCAACACTTTATTCTAAAACCTTTTTAATCATATCTACTAACTCAAAATCAACACCTACTTCAACATGATTTCTTTGCTTTAATGGGCTATCAAACCAATTAGGATATAAGGCCGATAAATCAACAGTGAATTGCATCGGGAATATTCCCCTCTTTTTTTTATTTATAGCACATAGTATTTGAAAAATAGATTTTTGTGGCTTATGTGCAAACTTTGCATCATAAACCCAAATGGCCAAAACTTCATGGTTATTGAAAATATGGTCAAATTCTTCTTCCATGTACTCTGATTTTGTTTCATATTGACCAGTTTTAAGGCTTCTTAAAGTAAAAATATTCCCATATAAAATAATTTCTTGTAGAGGAAGTCTGCCGGGTTCGGTACATGAATCATGCATATGGTCGAGTGTTTGTTTGAATAAATAAATATGATAAGTTGAGCTTACATGATTTACGCCATCAATAGTAACTTCGAATTCTGGAACGGTCTTTAAGTGCCGTCTAATTTCCTTTTCAAATTTTTTAAGTCTTTGCTCTGCGAGACTGGCTATTCCAAAGTTTTTCATGCTATAGTTTTCCTGTAGTTGATTTCATTTATGTACTTCCTTTTAAAGTTGATGAATACAAAAAAGCCCGTCATGTGTCTCCACTTGCGGGCTTTTTCAATATTCGGCCATTTTTTTCATTATCTCTTTCACAGTTTCTTCAAGCCATTGTTCGGTTACCTGTACTTCCGCTATATTAAAACAAAAATTCTTATTGTTGGGATCTCTATCATGAATAGAATTTGCCAACAGGCCAAGTAATTGGGACGATAAAAAATTAATGTCAATAGACATGCAATCTCCTTTGCAATTGATGAATCCTGTGTGTAAAATTGTTTCACGCATATCCTGTCCTTCTAATAATTCAGGGTGTGCTATCAAGGGCTTCCGCCAACCAGATGGTCATATCGCCAAAATATGCCATCTGGTCATCCTACTAAATATTAAACATTAATTATAGCCATTACGCTTCAATTGGCACTCCCTTCTCCTTCATGGCCTTTTCAATATCATGAACCAATTGGTCTTCAATATACCGATGCAAACACCATGTAGCCCACATAGAACGGCTTAAAAATGGCTCATCACCCCGACGAATATGCGTAAGCAATGATTCAAAAAATTTAATTTGGTGCTTTAAACTTTTTTTAGCTTCAATGATATTTTCATTAGTAGGGCGTTGACTCATTTGTCTAACTCCTTAATTTGCTTATTAGCCCACTTCAAAAAACGCAAAGCAGGCTTTTCCAGTATGACCATCCACACAAAGACCATACTGAAAATAAAAAAAATCATAAGATATACAGGGAATACATCATTGCTGATTACCCAAGGAACAATCACCCCCATGGTAATAAAAAGACCCGAAACAATGGCAAGCCATTTAATATAAAATTTTTTCATATTACTTACCAACATTGATAAAGGGTAATACACCGGTAGCATTGGTCTGTGGTAGCTTGCCATCCCAATGAAGAATCGCCTGATACTGCACAAATTCTGGAGTAAGGCTTGCCGCAAGTATTTGGTTGGCCTTGGCCTGTGATTCGGCATTGATTAGTATTTGCTGAGCTCGGGCTTGTGCCTCAACAATAGTCTTTTGTGCCTCAGCGCGGCTTGTAGCTATCTCATTTTCAACCTTAACGGCATTTTGGGACGCTTCAATCTTGCTGTTAATAGAGTTCATAACGCTTTTAGGTAGCTCAAAGGAGCCGATTAAATAAATCTTATCGACTTCAATGCCGGTCTTTTCAGCATCCGTTTTCACCTTTTGAGAGACTTTGGTGATGAATTCTTCTTTCTTGGCGCCATAGATTTGGTCAACAGTCATGGTACTTGCCACTTCATTCATCGCATCACGAACCATGTTATGCAAGAACGTGTTAGTGATTTCCTCAATACCCAAACGGTACTTGGTGAATACCTTCACGACGTTATCCGGCGCTATCTGATAAGTGATACCGGCATTGGTGGTAATGGATAGACCCTCAGCCGTTTGCATGGTAATGGCCTCAGAGCCTTTCCAAGAATAGTTTTGTAAAAAGGTTGGGAATAAATAAAGCTCTTTATTCCATCCCAAATAATAGCGCCCCACCCCTACGGTCTGTTCGCTCACTCCTTTATCTGAGCCATACAAATTAACAATCACACCCCGATAACCCGCTGGCACCCGGTTGCACGCTGTCAACGCTATTGCTATCCCTGTCACTGTTGCTATTTTTGCTAACTTCATTGAGAAACTCCTCTCTCCACGTTGGTTGTTTATTTAAAAATCCTATAGGCACGTTAACGGGAAACCCCTTAAAATGCCCGGTAACAATGTGTGTGTCCCACCCAATGCGCTCATCATACATATAAGGCTCATAGGATATAGAGCTAAGCTCCATGTCCATTTCACTTATGATATGTACCAATAATTGCTCAAAAGAATGTATTTCTATGACAGTCTTCAAAGAGTCCTCAAGGAGTCCTCTGTGAAAACGAAACAATACGGGCTTATTGTCCATAGCGAATCACCCTACCAATTACAAAGCCTAACCCAAGACCATGAAAAGTCCCTTCAATTAAGGAGTAATTGAAATGATTGGTATAGATTCCGCTCATAAGAAGAGCGCCACCAGTAGCCAAAAAATAAGTAAGATCCAAACTCCAAAACCAGCATTGAAATCGTTGCCATCTTGTCTGCACCCGCTTTGGTATTACCGCCTCTCTTGGACAATCATGCTGAAACGGCGAACCTTCTTGTTGAATTTCACTGCATATTAAACAAATAAATTCATATTTCATTTATTCCCCTCATATTGCTTAATGCATATCGAGATAATCTTCTTGGCCCTATTAATAGCCATCATGTACGCAGTCGCCATATTCTTGTCTGGCTCAGTACATCCTTGTAATTTTAGAATTTCTTCTGCTGAATAAATCTCTATATCAAGGAGCTGATGACAATAATCTATAATTTCATCCCCGTTAATCATTTATTCCCCGCAAATCATTTTCTTAAGCTCTTCTTTCATGTGACCAAGGTTATGTGATCCTTCCAGCAAAGGTTTCATCATGAAATACCAATGTCCTATTTGTTCGCAAATAAACCCTTTCTGCTCAAAATCAAATGATTTATGCATTTTTGATTCACGAGTATAGCGATTGAGGTATTCAGGATTTCTTTCATCAATTAACCGAGCATTTTTAATGGCATCATCTACAAATTCGCGATCGGGATCGTCAAATGTTTCATCAACCTTTATCTCAGAAATCTTTTTATAGCTTCTATACATCTGATAAATATGTTCGTTCATTCACTAAATCCCCAAAACTCATTCATTTTTTTAATATAGTCTTGATTGGTTTGAATGTTGTAATATTCTGCAAGCCTATCCCATGAGCATTCATTGATATTGGTTTGTCGTGTGCAATCGCAACCGCTGTCATAGGCTACGCGTTCATGATTCCCATCAAATAAATAAGCGCATGGGTAACGACACAGGCTGCATTCATGAATAATCCACTTTGGTGGTCGGTTATTAAATGCCGCTACTTGAAAGTCGATGCGTGTCTTTTTATTCATGCTCAGCATCCTTTAAATGGCTATAATAAATATCCAGAATCTTCATGCTGGCATGTTCATGCATTTGAGATAAAATATTGCATACATCTTCAAGATCTTTGTGAATCCCTTTTTCAATATCACTCCATAAAACAGCAATCCCACCCATAAGGTTGCCTAACAACAAAGCCGCTCTTTGCCCTTGGTCAATCAACTCTTTAACATCAATATCATTCATCTTTCTTACTCCACTCTGTTTTTAATTCTCCATTAGTAAGGCGCTCAATCTTATATTGTGACGCTTCCGGCACAAAACCCCACTTCATCCAGTTTCTAAAGCTCGCATCGGACATGCCAGTGCGCTTCTTAAACTGATAACTGTTACCGTAATACTTCTTTAAATCATCAGTCGTCATGTTTTTGTTCTCCTAAAACAAAATTATTTTACAATAATGCTTGCTATATAGCAACAGTTATTGTAATATTCGTTTTACGTCAATACCGACGCAGACTAAATAAAGTAGAAGAGGTATAAAATGCAAGAATTTGATCATACTAATGAGCAAGAGCACTGTTTTGTTGATAGTGTTAAAGAGCTTGAGAAAGTTAATAAGCAAATCGCAAAGCTTCTTTTAAGAAAAGAAGAATTAACCGATATAATTATTGGCTCGCTTGACCACAATCATGAAGGACAAAAAACATACGAATATGGCGTATGGAAAATAGAGGTTAAGACACCCTTTGTTTACTCGTTAAATAAAAAGCTGTATGAATCAGGTGATGTGAAGATCCCTGATAATTTCAATCCGATTAAAGAGTCTATATCTTATTCGATTGACAAGAGACTGTGCGACCAATACATGGTAGACGCGCCTAAAAAAGTTCGTGATGCGTTAGCAGAGTTAATTGATAAAAAGCCCGGGAAGGCAGGAATCACGATCAAGGAGCGCGTGTAATGAGTAATACTGTACTTGTAATAGGTCAATCAGGCAGTGGGAAATCCACTGCTTTGCGAAACCTAGATCCACAATCCACGTTCATTATTAATGTTTTGGACAAACCACTACCCTTTCGAGCATTCAAAAAAAATTATCACTTGTACACCAAGGATAACAAGCTAGGCAACTACTATTCCACCAATGATTGGGCGCATGTCGTGCGTTGTATTGAAATGGTCAATAAAGAGCGACCAGACATCACAACACTCGTCATTGACGACTGGCAATACATTCTAGCCTATGAATTCATGCGCCGGGTGTCTGAGAAAGGCTTTGATAAATTCTCAGAGCTTGCCAATCATGGATGGAGCACGATTAATGCTTGTCTAGGCACACGACCCACACTTACCAATTTCATCTTGGCGCATAGTGATGTGGACTCCACAGGGCGTTCCAAATGCAAAACCATTGGCAAGATGTTAGATGAGAAGATAACCATTGAGGGCTTGTTTACAACAGTGCTGCATTCACGTGTGGTGGATGGCGAGTATTTGTTTCAAACCCAATACGATGGTGAGTTTTTGGCCAAGTCCCCAATGGGAATGTTTGAAGAGTTCCTTATACCCAACGATTTGTTGACGGTAAAAGGTGCAGTTGAAAATTACTTTAATGATGAGGAATAAATAATGAGTTTTTGGGAATCTGAAATAGGTGAAGTTACGGGCAATGCTGAAGATGCATTTGCAAAGTCTTTTACACAAATACCAGACGGCACAATGGCGCTAGCTCGCGTTGAGTCCTTCAAAAATGCCGAATTTAATGGCAATAAGTATCTATCCATAAGCTGGCTTTTAACCGATGGGGACTTTAAAGGCTCCAAGGTTGAGCAAAAGCTTAAGGTGTATGGCGACCCCATGGCTAAAGAGCCAGCCAAGGCACGCCATAGAGCGCTCAATATGCTCAAATTAATTTATCAGCTATACAACACAAAGCCTAAGCATGCCGGCGAGCCTACAG